GTTCGTGGAGTTGAAGGAACAAACGCTGCTCCTCATAACGCTGGTTTGACAGTTCGTTCTATTGAAATTAAAGTCGTTGATCAGACAGATACTCGTAGAGATCTTGATGCTACCGAGCAAGACATTAGAGTTACTGATGCTTCTGGTTTCAACATCAATGACTTTATCAAGATTGATAACGAATTCATGCAGGTCACTAACGCTCAGACAGATACCACTGG